ACACCTTCAACTGCTTTAACTGTATAATTGTTTAGACCTTTTCCTTCTGTCATAGCCCAAAACGCACCATTATGATAAACAAACGCACTGTTGTACCACGGCTTAATAGTTTGTACTGCTATATCGCCCTCTACCCACGCTTTGTTTTTACCACTCTTTGGTTTAGCTTTATAATTGTGGATATGCATCCATTGATTTAATGTTAAATAACCTTTGCTAAACTTCATTGCAGCTCGCTTATCTCTGTACTTACACATACTCATTAAATTTGTACCGTATGCTTGATCGTGGAACTCAAATACGAAAGTGTTACAATCGTTAACACCCCATTCATATTCAGCTCCGTTTTTGTTTGCGATATATGTTGCTAATATCATCTTTTCTTGCATTTTCATAATATACTCCTTATCCTGTTTTCCATTTAATATCTTTAATAGTTTCTTTAGCGTACTCAAATCCCAAGTCGCCACTATATAAATCTTGTTGTCTATCGTCGTTTGTTATTAATCCATTTGTTCGCTCATAATCAACCCAATGACTGCTACAAGTTGCTGCTATTGTTGTTGATTCGGTTGGGTTATCCTGTATAACTGGACTATCCAATCTGCCTTTGAACATTAAAAAGCTGTCTATATAACTATTATTATCTAAAAAGCTACGATATATTTTAACTTCTTTATCAACATAATCGTACTGCAATAAATCACTAATAAAGCTGGTTCCTAGTTCGTGACTTGGCATTCCACTCAAGCTAATTGTTACTTCACTTGTTGTAAATATCTTTTCTTCTTGTATACTACTAAAGCCCAGGAACTGTCCTACACTTAAATAATTATTACCGTCAATAGTTAAATCAAATGGTGCATTTGTTATATATACTCCATCGTCAATATCCATATATACACTTTCATAACACTGTATTACTTTGTTTTCAACTGCACTTATTAATGCTGAACTTAATCTATCTGCCATATTTTATTTCCATTGATCCCAATCAAATCTTACACTAAATCTATACAATTGATCAGTTCCTATACTATACTCTAAAGTATCTTCTGCTAGTGTTACAATTACATGTTGTGGGTTTTTATACAACGAACCACCGACTGCATAATTGTATCTCGCAGCTTGATTCGTTCTAAATTTAACTTCACCGAACACATTTGCGTCATCACCACTTGTTGCTTGTATTAAATTACCATCTTTCGCACCGCCAATAATTATATATTCACCTTTTAATATGGCGTCAGTTGCATATGCTTCAAATCCTTCAATTGTTAAATAGTTATCACCCTTTGTTACTGGATATCTTATTGCAACAGTATTATGCATATTATTAGCATCTGTTCTATTAAATGCAATTGTTTGATCGCTATTGTTACCATAACCTTTGAAATCAAAATAGAAAGGTGTTGCTTGTCCTCTTGCTGCGGCTACTGTTGCTTCAAATTCTCTAAAAGCCGTTTCTGTCATCGGTGGATATTCAACTTCTATCTGATGTCTTACGATTCCAGTTGTACGCACATACTTAACGCCGCTTTGACTTGTTGTTACACTACTTGGTGTTGCTTGTATTACTTTAATACTACTTGGTGTTATATGCTTGGGCCATAGTTTATTTCCTGAACCGTCAAAACCGTTATCATCCCATTCGCTATCTGTATCAAAATAGTCCTCCCAATAAGGTGTTGGTGCTACATATTCATCTGCTCTTTGTTGGAATTTACTTACACCCCAATTCCAATTATAATTTGGAAAAGTGGTTCCACTTGGATCATATGGTCCAGAGTTAATGTTGATGATCCAGGAAGCGGCTGACATTGATCCATCGCTTGTATTATTATTATAATAATTTCCTAAAGTTATTGCTCCAGGGTTGTTTATTGTATATGTATTATCAAGATATCCACTGCTGTTTACATTTGGAACAACATCTGGGTTTGTAATCCAAGTTACTGATTGCTCAACTGCTGGTCCTACAGAATACTTGGGTCTCCATCGTTGAGTGAAATCAATACTGCCAGCTGCATATGTTTTTACATTGCTACTGTTTTGATAACTGTATACTTGGTTTCCTGGTAAGAACATTGTTGAGCGATTTGTTATGCCCGCAGTTAAATCAGTTACACTTGGCCAAGTACTGCTTGTGCTTGTTACACCTGTATGGTCAAAAAATACATCGTATTTTCCAATCATTGGGTTTGTTAAAGTACTGCTTCCACTTGTACCTTGTGACCCTACAACTATTGTTTGTGATACATCATCTCTCCATAATCCACCAGTTGTTGTTTCATCATCATGAGGTGATACCTCGAACATACTACAAAATTCAACTTTATATCTGTATGCACCCGAAGTTACTGTATCAATTTCAAGTCCTTTTGGTTCACCATCTGACGGCGGTGTAAGAAAGTTATCTGTATACTGGCCGTGATAATAATCACCATATACTCCAGTTGGCCAGATACTTGTACTGTTTGGGTCATTATATAGATCCTCGTATACTACAAATGAATTGTGTACACTGTTAAAGCTATAGTGAAAATATTCACTTTCATCTAAATTACTAGGAATTGTTTTTGTTGTACTTGTGCTTGTACCTGTTACTAATTGAACTCTACATAATCCTTGATATAGCGGGATGCCACTGGTTGGTAAATTATCGTGTTGAAACAACATAGCGTGTGATTTAATAAAGTTTTGTAAACCTGTGTCACTTATAGATCCCATTACAGTTTGATATGTTGTTGATGCAGTGATTGTTTGAGTTCCACTATCGTAAACATATGAGTACGGGTTTGATGCTACTGTATACGGTACTGTCATTGCACTATCTGTATACATTTCATATACATTTTTTCTAAAATACTTTAGATATACTTCATCACCAGCTGTTGCACTGCCGAATGTTCCGCCAGGGTGTGGGTTTGCTGCTGTACCTGCTCCAGTATGTTGAGCAGTTACTATAAATTTTGTACCATTTGAAATTTGATCTGTAAGACTTGTTTGTTCTGTTACAGCGTACGCCGCCGGGTTTGCTCCAGGTACAGCTTCTAATGTTCCAGGAAATCCTTCGTTTGGAAAGGCTATTAATGCACCGTTGTATGTTCCATCATTGTGTGGGAATATACTATACATTGTTGGAATGTGCTCTGCTCTTGCTGTTCCTTCACTTGTACCGAAATATGCTGGTGTTGTTAATGCACTATCCTCGTACAAATACACATTATCTGCATCAATTACTCTTACATAATGTTTGTCATAATTCATACTTTCATAATAACTATCATCTGCAATATCATTACTAAAAGCAAATCCACTAATTGCATCACCAGATGTTAAATTATGTGGAGTTAAACTAGCTGTTGTCATTTTGACTGCTGGTAATCCACTGACAGTATCAATTTCTGTTACGACACCTGTTACTTTTGCACCATTTACGAAAGAACTCATTTCAACTAATTCGTGATTGTATATTTGTTTAAAAGTTAAGTTTGTATCATCACTAAACGAATCAACATAATCGTTATATTCTGCAAGTCTCCCAGATATATCGTCAGTGTCTATTTGTACTCCATTTAAAGTTAAATCAGTACTTGGGTTTATATTTGGCCACGCTTTATATGTACCAGTTCTTAAATCTTCAATTCTTTTATCTAAACCATAGCTGTTGTCACCGCTCCAGTTGTTTGGGTCATTTGCATAACCACTTGCCGAATTATTTGGGTAATTCCATATGTCTTTTAATGTTGCCATATTTTACTCCTTAACTTGTTATCCCTTGTCTACCGCGTTGGTTAAATCCTTGCGAGACCATATTAATTATTTGTGGTTTGTTCTTAAGTAAGAACTCAACTCCTGTTTGCGTATCCACTGCATTTAGCTGGAACACTACTGTTCCATTACCATTATTTACCTCGTCTGTACTAGTGATAGATCCTGAACTAGTTGGATTGAAGAGTTCGGGTCCTCGTTCTCCTACTAGGTAACTTCTTGAACTTGATACTGGTCCACCAGCTGCTCTTGTTAAGAACCCAAATGGATTGAATCCACCCATCGGTGCACCCACTGTTGGAGTTCCAAACAGTCCTGTTATAAGGCTGCCGAGGCCACCGCCTCCACCGCCACCTGCACTTGGTCCTATGTTAAACAATTGTCCCAATAGACTATTAATTTGACTTGTTAATATTTGTTGTAATATATTATCCAGTGTTCTCTTAAATGCATTACCTAAAGCATCGAACATATTTTCACCTGTTCTTATTGCTCTTGCTAATTCACCGCCAATACTGTTACTCATATCTTCAAAACCATTTTGGATAATATCACTTGTTGTTAATGCTTTTTCTTGATATAGACCCAAGTTTTTTTCAAATTGTTCTTCTTGTTCTTTTAGTTTTTCAGTTAAGAACTCTTCACTTACACCAGCTTGTCTTGCCAATACACTAACATTTGCTAATGCGGCTTTTATTTTATCTAGTTCTTCGTGATTCTTTTTATAACTTTCAACTAATTGCTGTTGATATGTTAATTCTACTTCAGCTTTCTCTTTAATTAATCCTAATGCTTTCTTTTCAGCTTCCAGTCTTGCTTGCAATTGTTCTGTTAACAGTGACTCTTGCATTCCACTTTCAGCTGCTATAACACTAACATTGCTTAAAGCTTCTTCAAGATCTTTAATAGATTGTAATTTTGCTTGATACTGTTTTATTAATTCTTGTTGGAAAGTTAATTCTGCTTCCGGTTTATCATCGCTAGTTGTACCAGTACCACCTCCAGGAAAGACTGCATTGGCTGGGTGTCCTGGACTATTGGTTTGATCTGTTGCTGTTGATAGTTTTGTATTTGCTTCTAATAATTCTTGTTTTGCTCTTTCCAATCTTATTTGTTCTGAGAGAGCTGCTATATACGGTTCAGCTGCATTTCCAATATAGTCTCTTAAGGCTGTTTTAGCAGTTTCCCAATTACTTGATAATAACTCACCTACTTGTTTTAATCTATCTGTACCATAAATTGCATCATAATCAACACCACTAACTAAACTTGGAAGCTTGTTAAATTCTGTTGCTACTGCATCTGTAAAGCTGTATCCTACCTCTTCACCAGCTAACGCGAATGCTGCCTTAAATTCACCTTTGGCTAATAATTTTAATGCTTCAAATACATTACTCATTTTTTGTACAATAGCATCACCCAATCCTTTTGCAATACTCATAATTGCGTTAAAGCTGGCTCTAAAGAAGCCTGGTAAATTTTTAGCTATTGCTACAATTGATTCAAATGCTGCAACAAATGTGTTTAATATAAAGTTTCCAGTTGTTACTGCTAACTCACCTATCTTTTGGAACGGAATTCCAAATACTTTTCCTGTTTCAGCATATGTATCTTTGACTTGTTTCCAAGTGTTATTAAAACTTTCGCCAATACTATTTGATGTATCAACTGCCCATCCTTTTAACATTTCCCAATTTGCGCCAAGTATCTCGCCCATACTTACGCCTGTTAATCCTGTTTCTTCTAAACTATCTTGTACATAATGCAATCCACCCACAACGAATCCTGTTGCGGCTGCTAAAGCTAAACCCCACGGTCCTAATAATGCTGGTCCTAGTCTTGTTGCTGCTATTCCTACTGTACTTAATGCACTGCCCACTAAAGGTAATCGTGTTAATAATCCACCTAAAGTTTTACCCATAGTTTTAAATATTCCTACTAAACCCTGACTCCTTTTAATGGCACTGGCCATTCTTGTTACGATAGTTGCTAAAGATCCAGCTAATCGTACACCGATAAGCGTTAATGCTGCATTTCTTACTAAATCTAAATTTTGTCCTAATAATTTCATTCCGTTGGCTGTGGCTATAATAGCATCACCCAACTTACCACCCATTAATTTTAATACATCTTCGTTTGCTTCAATAAACGCTGTTGCTTCTGTGATAGCACCAGTTAATTGTGGTCTAAATTCACTGCCAATTGCATCTGCACTGTTTGTGACTGCAATTTTAAAGTTACTCATTGCGGTTGACAAGTTATCCATCTTACCAGCTGTTGCACCACCGAACTCTGTGTCAATTGCTGTTATTAATGCTTGTCTTATTTTGGCTGCACCCTCGGCGCTTTTTCCAAATTCACTTAATTCTAATCTTGTTAATCCAAGTTGTTCCTCTAGCATACGGAACACTGGTACACCTCTGTCAGCTAATCTATTTAGATCTTCTAAACCTAAACCACCACTAACACTACGAGAGAACAAGTCTGTTATGGCTTGTAAACTTCCTACTTGGTCTGTGGTTATTGCTGCTGTGTCTGTAAATGTTGTTAAGAGCTTTTGTGTTGGCTCGATGCCCGCTCCTGCTAATTTAATATATGTTTGTGTTAAGTCCTCGACACCGAACTGTGTTTTAGTGGAGAACTTTTTGATAAATGCAAATGCTTCTGCACCTTTTTTTGCACTGCCTGTTACACTGTTTAATGTATCTTGAAAGTCTTCAAATTTAGCAGTAATTCCGACAATTGATCTTGCAAGTTGTCCTACTCCAATGGCTGCTAATGCTGATCCTACTAATTTTAAACTGCTGTTTGCCTTTTTTGCTTGTTTGTCAAGGCGACCGACACTTTTACTCATCCGATTTACCGGAGTACTTGTTTTATCAACCGCCTTTACTATTAATTCATATGTTGAAGCCATTACCGCCTCCCTTTACTTTTTCTTTTGGCTGCCTCCATTGCTTCTTTTTCTGTTTTATTTTTCCAGATATAGAAATCAATCCAGCCTTTTAGCTCAAATGTTGATAACTGTAATATCTCTTCAACACTCTTACTGAGATCCTGTGCTAATGTATAAAGAAACCGAATGTCAGGGAGGTCATTTAGTTTCCCGACTTGGCTTCCTCTAATTTAACATCTTCATTCATACTTGTTACTACACGCAGAATGACTTTTGGATCTACCCCATTCATTAATTTTAACTTATCGCCCATATCGAACAAATGATCTCCGTCCTCGTCAAGCGATTTCATTATCATCTGTACAACTAACGCTTCTGTTGTTTTACCTTCTTGTGTTAACTCAATAACACGAGCTTCTTGAGCCATTGTACTTGTTGTTTTATAATAAATGTCCAAGTCCCATTCTGGAACACTAATTGGACCACGCATTGCACCAGCTAACATTGTTTCATAATGTGCTGTTGCCAAGTTAATTGCTCTTGCTTTAGCTTGTTTTCTTGCTTCTACTTTTTTATCCGTCATAATTTTCTCCGTCTGTTTGTTATGCTTCTTATGTTGTTGTTAAGTCTAGGGTTAATAATACCTGCAGGTTCTTGGCTGGAAGTTGGTTTACCCTTTACTCCATCAAGCATTCCTATATATGTGGCATCGTTTTTGATAACATTCATTGTATCTCCTAACTTATATCTTCCCACAGTACGCCATCTACTTTTGGCGTATCCTGTATTAACAGGGGTCGTGTCTTTTGCAATTGTATTTATCTCTTTTATTACATCAATAGTGGCACGCCCAAGTGTTTTTTCTATGTCATTAATAATAACTTTAGATTTACTTGAGCGTACCATAATTTTAGTCCTTATGAACCTACATTATATCCAAGATCGCCAGTTCCTTCAAAAGTAATTGAGTATTCAGTTACTCCGTCAAAAGATTGTGATCTAGAAATACTTGTAACGATTGCAGAACCTTCATAGATACTGTTTCCAGTTCCTACACCAGATGGGTGCAATTCGAAATCGATCTTATCGCCTGCTTGCACAACTGGTGCAGCCGGTGAAGCATCGTGTCCTAATGCTGGGTCGTCTTTGTCCCAATAACCATCGATTGTGCCTGTAAAGGCTCTAAAGGTTGCCAATATTTCTCTTGAAGCATCACCCATTGATGTTGTGTCAATAGTTTCTGATGTTTCTTCAATTGAGAAAGATGTGACATGTAGCATATTATGTGATGCAGATAAAGTTGTACCTGTATCAGCTAATCTTACTACGCCGTTTAATCCTAATGTTTCCATTATAGTCTCTCCTAGTTAAGCTATTTTAACTATTGCATAGAGCAATAGTTGTTAAACACTACCACGGGTGTAATAATATTCAACTGTATAAATTATAGCTGCTTGTCCGTATGGAGCTGTTTCACCGATTTCTCTAATAACGATTTCACTTGTTCCGCTATCAATAGCGTTACCACCTAATGTTGTATCTAATGCAAGTTTCTCTTCAATCAATTCCATAATTTCATTACGACTTTGATCTCTGTTGTTACTGTACACTACTACATTAAGTATGACATCCATTATAGCCTTACGGCGGATTTCATTACCATAACTTGAGTTTTCTCTGCGTTCGTTGGCCGTTTCCACTAATACATGTGGGTACGATGTGGCAGCCAATTCTGTTAACGCTTTGGGTTCTCGAGTCACTGTTTTGACCTCGGTTATTGCTCCTACTTGTGCAACTATATGTGCTGTGATGTTTTCACGAATGCTCATTATCTGTAAATCCTATCTGCACGCTGTCTATGTATCTCGCCTTTAGTTATAACACTATCATTATCAGCATCATATTCAACGCCTTGGGACATTTCCATGTCCATTTCCTCGTTAAATCTTGCTTTATAGAAAGTTATCATTTCTCTAAAAGTGTCCCCACCGACTGCGAAAGGTGATAGGGAAGGAAGGATATGAGTACTTAATGCACGAAATATAGTGGCTCTAGTCCACTGTGCCTCGGTCAATAGTGTTGCATCAAAAGTCTTACCTCTGGTTGTTTTATTGTACCACTTAACCTCTAACCATCTTTTAACATCTTTTTCAGCTTCAGTTAACTGATCTGTAAAGTCCGTTATACCGTGACTAGTTATTGTTGGTACTACTTCCAGAAGTTGTGTGTTTGTTGCGAATGCCATATCCTATCCCCTTTATTACAATTAAATTGCTGAGTCTGAAGTCATCTTCACAATCTTCGCTTGATCTAGAATTGCTGCTCCAAAGGCGGCACTCGAAATTATTTCGAACCCACGAATTGATTCGTCCCTTTGTGTTGCGATTCTTAAATCACGCTTCATTACCATACCGATAGCTGCTGGATGGAAAACAGCCGAAATTGCATCGTCTGAACCATCAACATCAATACTTGCACTTTCGTACATAGAAATGCCAGATATTGTACCTAGGTAATAATCACGAGCTGCTGCATTTGCAAGATCGTTATTTGATAAAGATCCACCAGCGTTAACTAATGTTTTCTTTAAGTTGTATGCTGCTGAAGGAGATAGTACTGCTACTAGTCCTTGCATTGGCACACTGTTTTTGCGAAGTGTTGCAGCTGCTTTTAGGATGTGATCCATAGTTAGCTCTGCGCCTGCACCTGGTCCTACATCAGTTGAAGCTGATGTGAACAAGTCTACAATAACTTCGTCCATTGCTTGTGCAACACCGCCGCCAAGTACTGAACCGGCGTCTTGTGCTACTGCGATAGGAGATGATTCAATAACGATATCTTGGATAGTTGTCATTGCACCATATTCTGCTGCTGTGATATCAACTGCTGTTGCAGCGATGTCTGTGTTGTCAAGGTCTACTCCGGCACCTAAAGCCGATAGTCCTGTTACTCTTGGCCATACAGGAACACTTGCTGTTAAGCCTGGTGTGCCTTGCATGTCATATACTGTTACTAAATTTCTTAATAACGCATTTTCATTCATAGTAAACTGAGCTGCTTGAGTTATATTTTCAAATAATTCGCCGGCTGAGTTACCTGTGTCTAGTTCGTTTGCCATTTTATTGGTCTCCTGTTAAAGAGTACGATATTATTTCGTACTGAACTTTCTCGCATTTCCTACCTTGTGCTTTTGAGCGTATAAGGCTCTATGCTCAGGGTTGGTCATATCGAGATCCGATAATTTAACTTCTCTTGAAGTTGTATGTTTTGCATTTCCACTTGCACCGCTTCCTGCTGGTTGCGCCGCTTTGAAATATGCGTTCTGTGTCATAAATTCACTTACTGCTTCATCCAGTGTTACTGGTTCAGCTGTATTTGTATTATAACGCAATTCGCCATTTGAGTCTATTACCTCTACAACTCCGTTGTTATAACGAACTTGTGCTTTTAACAGTCCTGCAACATGCTCTGGGTTAACTGCTTTGTGTTTTGATGCTGCACTTAATAAGGCTCCATCCACATGCACTTTTTCCAATTGCTTTTGCATATCAGCTAACTTTTGATCAGCTTCATTTTTCTGTTTATGCAATAATTCTTCAAATTGCTCTTTTTTCATCATTTGACTTTCTTTAGCCTGCTCAGCTTCCGATTTCAAATTTTGATACTCCTCCAAGTTGACATTTTCATATTTACGCTCGACTTGTTTAAGTCTATTTGCGATAATACGATCCACATCCTCTTGTTTAAAGAGTTTCTCAGCCTGGTTATTTGTTACTTCCTGAGTTTCTGCATCACCAGTTGTTGCAGCTTCAGTGTTTTCTATGATTTGTTTTTCGTCGTCCATATTACGATCCTCCCTGTACAAGGTTTTATTTTAGGATTTATCTTTGGGGGTACTCTGTACCTAAATCCGTTTTACACTGCTATTTATGATTCGTCTGTACTTGGTACTACGACATCCATATTAGCGTGATCTTTTGCGATTTCATCCAACACTACTTGTAAATCACTTTCATCAGTGATCATTAATCTTGCAATTTCATCGTGCATATAGTGTTTGAAGCTATCGTGTGGCACAGCCGCTGCCGCCGCTGTATATAGAGCAAGTTCCTGATGCCGATCTCTTAAATCGAACGCCTTTTCATACTCTACCACAAATTCGTTTGGTGCTTCCATTCCTTGTAAATCGAACCACATCATCCATATTTTCTTTTCTGCTGCTTCCAATACACCAGCTGTGTCAGCCAGTTTAGCATTTAACATTTCTTTTTCAACTTGCAAGCTAATACCACTTTGCGGACCTTTTTTGGCCTTAATCGCAGTTAAGTGACTTAACTCATCAATTGCATCAACTTTTTGTTCTATGCTTTTTAATATACCATCAACACTTGCACCAGTTGGTTGCAATAAGAATGGTACATTTGCGGTGTCCTCTGGAATTGTTATAATAGCTCCAGCTCCACCGTTAATTTCTGCAGCAGGTTCGGCCACAATACTAGGGTGACTTGATAGTCTTATAGTGGCGTACAATTCCGATGTCAAGTTATATATTTCTCGTTGGAGATCACATATATCACCTACTGCACTTGTACCCACACCTTTGTGGAAGCTCTTATCCGTTTGTACAAATACGAACGGAACATAACCTAGTTTGTTTTCATATTCTGTATAGTTAAGTATTTTACCATACTCAATAGAGATACTATCACGCACATTGTTTAGTTCGTGGATTCCTGTTTCTCTTAATGTATAATCAGCTTCATCATTTTTTTGTACTGTATACACCTCTATCATATCTGGGTGCCAGCATCTTACTACATCATAGTCCTCGTACGATTCGTCAATTACTTTAACATAATCAAGTACTCTTTGTCCGTTTGTCTTTTTGCTAAAGCTCCAATCTCTTACATTTGTTGGGCTAAACAGTGTTGCGTATGATCTTATATCTTCTGCTATTTCCTGTGCAACTGTTTCTACTTGATATGCTGGTCTATCCATTCCTATCCAAGCGCCACCATAAATTGTTACCATATCATTAACTTCACGCATAAAGTCATTTAATGTTGTATAGTCTAAATCTGCATTATGTAGGAACTGCATTGCGAATGGGTTATCCGCTAATGTAGCCATTGTTCTTCTTGGTGGGTTTCTAAATAGAAAGCTTCTATACGCATCAACTACTTGACGAGTATGGTTTTGTAATGCTGTGTCTACTAATCTTTGTTGATACTGATTTCCTGGTGCTTGATCTTCTGCAATATATTTACGCAAATATGCACCATCTCTGTACTCCTCGGCTCCCATATACGAACGCATATAATAGTCCCATCTATAAGCGTATTCGGCATAACCTGGGTGCACCGAACTTAATTGTTTTGATGTTTTCATCTGTTTTCCTCTTATGAGTTTAGTTTAATCTGTCACCACTGGACATATGCTTCTCGCCATTAACTGAGCAGAGTTAATTACATTGTTATTTATCATCTTTTTATTTTGGATAATGTATTTATCATAGAAAAGCCCCACAGTCCAATTGTAATAGGAGTGACTGCAGGGCTTATCAAGTATAACACTCGTTATACTGTATAACACTCGTTATACTGATGTACTCAACATACAAATACTATTATAACACTATAGTACCGTGTTGTCAACTATTTATTCTGTTTCTATTAATACTACTTCTTGTTCTCTACGACTGTTATCAATCCAAGCAACATTGTTTGGGTG